GCCGAGGATGAGGGCCTGTGGTTTCAGGCCCGCACCGCACCCGAGGCATACCTGCAGCAGGAGCTGCGCCGGCTGCATGCTGCGGTGGAGGCGATCGGGCCGGGGGAGGGTGAGGGATGATTGATTCCAACAACACCGCCAAGCAGCAACCGCAGCTGCGGGCTTGGACGACCAAGGAAGGTAACTTGGTATTAGGCCCGGATGTGACTCTTGAGGAGGCACACTGGTTGCGGGCCAAGTGGCAGAAGGAACGGCCGTCGAAGGTCGAGGCCGCCAAGCCCTCCGACCGCGAGTGGCAGAGGCTGCGCAGGGTGGAGGCCAAGGCGAAGCGGTTGCTCGGATGCTGGGGCGATGCGCCGGCGTCCGAGGATGTCACGTATGCGCTCGAGGAGCTGCGGTTTGCCATTTGGCCGGGGCAGGGCGAGGAATGATTGATCGCCGTACCACCATCCGAGCCCGGCGCCTCGCTCACCTGCTCACCGTCGAAGGCTGCGCCCAGCGACTGATCATCGCCCTCGATGAGGGGCGCAGCGGCGAGACCCAGATCAGGCTTCTGCGGGAAGCGTTCGAGGCCAAGGACGGCGCGTGATTCACTCCGACCTTCCGCTCCGCGGCGACATTGCCCGGTGTGCACGGGTGCCCGCCCGCTACCGCAAGCAGCTCCTGCGCCAGCATGATTTCGTTTTGCTCGCTATCGTCGAGCTCTGCCGTGCCGAGCCTGATTGGTCCGCGGGCAAGGTCTCGGCCTCGCTCCAAGGCACCTGTCCCGGCCTCAACGAGCGCATGGTCGCCGAGTTGCGTAAAGTCATCGGCGCCAAGCATGCTAAGCGACGCGGCGGAGCGCTCGAAGCTCGAGGCCCGATGCGCGAACGACTGCGCATTGGCGCCTGCGGGTTTATTCTGGGAGCATGGTACCAAGGCCGCGAACCGTCCGTGCCTGTGCGCCAGTTCGTCGGCGTCGCCTTGGACGACCGCGGCCAGTTCGTGGTCATGTACCGGACAGCGGAAAGCCCGATGATCTACCGCACGTCGTTCCAATCGTGGCGCAAGTGGCAACGTGGCCGCGACCCTGCGGCAGGCTGTCGCACTGTGCCGGATAATGGCTTAAACGTCCAGGTGCAACACAGCGCTGCTGTGGAATGTGAGGCGGCGTGAGCAACGACCGCGAGAAGGCTTGTGACCTAATTCTCGAGCTCATGTCTGATGGCATGACGTTGAGCAAGGCATGTGTTCGGGTTGGGGTGCCGCGGCCAACGTTTCGGCTGTGGCGTTTGTCTGATCCTGACCTCGCTGCCCGATACGCGCGCGCAAGAGACGAGTTGCTCGAGTTTTGGGCTGACGAGATTATAGACATTGCAGATGACGATGGGGTGGATGCGGAGATTGCCCAGGCCACCCAGCGGTCGAAGCTGGCTGTCGACACCCGCAAGTGGCTGCTGTCCAAGCTCAAGCCTGATCAGTACGGCGATAGCAGCAAGCAGACGATCGACATGACGCTCAAGGGTGAGGACCCCGCCACCGTGCTGGCGGCTAGGCGCAAGGCGCGAGAGGGCGAATGAAGTCGGTTGAGCCTGTGTTCCAGGCTGCCGCCGAGGCGCATGAGGCGCCGCGTGAGGACTGGCGCTGCGGAACTTGCGCCTATTGGGAGAAAAAGGAGCCGTTCGAGGGCAATCCGAACGGGGATTGCCACAGTAGTGAAGCAATAATTGCGGCGGGGTTCATTGACGATAAGAGGGGCGAGCTTCGGTTCTATGTTCAAGACGATTTCGGGTGCCGCTTCTGGTCCGCTAAGTCATTGGAAGATAAGGCGTCCTAATTTGACGAATATCACGTTATCCGACAATGCTCCGCCGGCAGCATGACCCCTAAGGAAGCCCTCGACCTCGCGCACGAGCTCAAGCGCTATCGCCACGACCCGCTGCGCTTCGTGCTCTACGCCTACCCGTGGGGCGTGCCAGGCACGGCGCTCGAGGGCCGCGCCGGGCCTGAGCCCTGGCAGCGTGAGGTGCTCGAGTATATCGGCGAGGAGCTGCGCGCGGGGCGCTTCCCGATCCGCATTGCGGTCGCCAGCGGCCACGGCATCGGTAAGTCTGCGCTGATGGCTTGGATACGCGGCTGGTCGATGACCACGCTCGCTCATACCAAGGGCCGGGTGACGGCCAACACCGAGACACAGCTGCGCACTACTACCCTGCCCGAGTTCGCCAAGTGGCATTCGATGCAGATCGGCCGCGAGTGGTTCGAGGGTAATTTCTCGTACCGCTACAAGTTCAACCCGGCGCATGGCGAGACATGGAGGTTCGATGCGGTCGCCTGGAGTGAGACACGCACAGAGGCTTTTGCGGGCCTCCATAATGCCGGAAATCGCATCGTTGTTCTCTACGATGAGGCGTCGGCTATCGCAGATACAGTATGGGAAACGACCGAAGGTGCGCTCACGGACGCTAACACGGAAATCTTATGGCTGGCTTTTGGAAACCCCACGCGCGCGACTGGTCGTTTCGCTGAGTGCTGGGGTCGTCATCGCGCATCTTGGTGGACATTGCGAGTAGACAGCCGCACCGTCTCGTTCACCGACAAGAAGCTCATCGACTCGTGGATCGACGCCTACGGCGAGGACAGCGACTTCGTCCGTGTGAGGGTCAAGGGCGAGCGGCCGAGGGCAGCAGCAACTCAGTTCATCCCGTTCGACCTGGCAGAAGGAGCGGCGACCCGTGAAGCGGAGTGCTGGCCGAGCGACGCTATGGTTATTGGGGTGGATGTCGCTCGGTTCGGTGATGATCAGAGCGTTATTGTACGTCGTCGGGGTCGCGATGGTCGTACTTGGCCTCCGCTCAAGTTTCGCGGGCTCGATACCATGCAACTCGCTGCTCGCGTGGCTGCCATTCATGCAAGCGATCGACCTGATGCCATCTTCGTCGATGAGGGCGGCGTGGGTGGTGGTGTGGTCGACCGGTTACGTCAGCTTGGAGTGCCCGTCACTGGAGTAAACTTCGGCAGCAAGCCCGACAGCGGCACCCTGCAGGAGCTCGGCGGCATGGGCGAGAGGTATGCGAACAAGCGGGCGGAGATGTGGGGCAGCATGCGCGAGTGGCTCAAGCGCGGCGCCATCCCCAACGACCGCGAGTTGATCGACGATTTGACGGGCGTCGAGTACGGCTACAATGCCGACAACGCGATCCAGCTAGAAAGAAAGGAAGATATGAAGAAACGCGGCCTGTCTTCGCCCGACATTGCGGATGGTTACGCGCTGACGTTCGCCTACCCGGTTGTGGCACGTGGCATGGAGAGCGCACGTAGCAGGCCACGGACGTTCGACCCGTTCAAGGAGTATGCGGCGTGAAGCGCAAGAAGTGGCCGCGTGTGAGCCGCATCGTGATCGAGCCGGCCCCCAAGGCGCGCCGCCCGCCTGAGTGCGTGCTGCCGGTCAGGGGCGTGGAGCTGATCGACCTGGCCACGGGCAACGTCACAGTCAAGCCACTGCGGTGGGAGGCTGATTGATGGGCAGTCCCAAGGCGCCGAAGCCGGTGAAAGCACCCGAGCCACCGCCGATTGAGGAAGATGTCGATCCCGAGGTGCGGATGGCGCGCGATCGGTCGCGACAGCGGGCTGCGGCCACGTTCGGCCGACGGCAGACGCTGCTCACGCCAGGCGGGGCCGCAGGGATCAGCGGCATGGGCGGGGCCAGCGTGGGCGGGAGGAGCATCCTTGGAGGCTGAGCGGACACAGGAGCCGTGCCGTGGCCTGCGGCCCGCCTTCGATTCGATGCTCTCGAGGCTGGAGGGGCTCGAGGAGCGCTGCCGCTTCGCCGCGCTGGTGCTCGACAAGGATCACCCGACGATAGCGGCGGCCTTCCGTGAGATCGCGGAAGAGGCGCGCATGGCCCGTCCGAACCGCTCTGAGTTCTATCTCGTGCCGGTGTCGCAGGGCGCCTTCGATGGCTGACCCGATTACTGAGATGGTGGCCGCGTTGCACCAAGCGCTCGAGCAGCAGGGCCTGGTTTCGGGCGAGCAAGGCGACGTGGATGTGGAGCCTGTGGCCCGCGCGGCGTGGAAGCTGGCGCTGGATGTGCTGGACGACCTGAACGCGACGGTGGATTTCAATGGGGAGAGTGGTGCAGCGTTTCTCTACGAGGCCCGCCGCGAGATATTGCCAGGCTAATGGCTCAGACCCCGCGCGAGCGCCTCGAGACAAGGCTCGGAGCCCTCAAGACTGAGCGCTCGAGCTGGCTGACGCACTGGCAAGAGCTCGCGAGCTACCTGCTGCCGCGCAAGTCGATCTGGCTCGGCCGTACGCCGGCCAGCCGCGGGGCACGGTCTAATACGCGCATCATCAACGGTAGCCCGACGCAGTACCTGCGGACCACTACCTCGGGTCTGATCGCCGGCCTCACCAATCCGTCCACGCGCTGGTTCCGCATGAGCACTGCGGACAACGAGGTGGCGGAGAAAGAGGGCGTCAGGTTGTGGCTCGATCAGGTCGAGACGCGGCTTTACGAGGTTCTGAGCGCCGGCCGTGCCTATGACGCTCTAGCCGGTATGTATGAGGATGCGCTGGTTTTCGGCACCGCCGCGATGTGGCATGACGAGGATCGCGAGAGCGTTTGCCGTTACGAGAGTTTGACGGTCGGTGAGTTCATGCTGGCCACCGACGAGGCCGGGCTGGCGCGCATCTGCTACCGCGAGCTCGAGATGACCACGAGCCAGATGGTCGAGATGTTCGGCCTCGCGAAGTGCCC